CATCTGAGGTATCAAGTGAAAAGACAACAAAGGCTGGCAAACGAAAGAACAAGGCTGAATAAATGGTCTTAGATAAAAAAACCCAAAGAATATTCGACAAGGAACTCCGATTACCATGTAATCTAAATCATATTGCTGACAGAGTATTGAAGGTTTCCCGAGAACAAGCTAAGGTGATAGTGGATATGTGGATTGAACAAGGGGTTTTAGAAGAAAGTGACTTGGCCAAAAATTATTATAAAAAAATAGAAAATGTCTGAAAATACCCAATCATATGAACATGTAAATCATCCCCAACATTATGGGGGTGTTGATAACCCCTACGAGGTAGTCAAAATTGCTGAAGCGACTGGTCTTGATAAAGATGCTTACCTTTTCAATGTTCTCAAATACATTGTCCGTAGTGGTAAGAAAAATGATAACCCACCTGTTCAAGACCTAAAGAAAGCTCTATGGTATTTGGACCGTAGAATTAAAACTATGGAATCTGAGCAATGATTTATTGGTTTACAGGACAACCTGGTCACGGTAAAACGGTACTCGCAGGATTGTTATCAGAAACTTTGGAACTCTTTGAGAATAAAAATGTCATCCATTTAGATGGTGATGATGTCAGAGAAGCTACTAGTAATAAAGATTATTCAAGGGAAGGACGAGAAAAAAATATCCGACTTATTCAGAACATCGCACATGTTCTCTATAACAAGGGTTTCGATGTTGTTGTATCAGCAGTTGCACCTTTTAGAGATACTCGAAATGAATTCAAAGAAAAACTAAACGGACAACTTGTGGAGATTTACGTTCACACGTCTGATCAAAGAGAAAGGGACCACTTTGCAGTCTCTGACTACGAGAAACCTTTGTTTGATTATATTGATTGTGACACCACAGGTGTTGAACCCTCAGTATCTTTGGATTATATTTTAGAACAATTGAAAAGAAATAAATAATGTTATTGTATATCCTGATAGGAATGTGTTTCACCATGGCTGTGGATCTTGTTCTCCAAAAAGTTGAAATGGAGACTTTCACAATGGGGGAACGAATTATTACAATCCTATTTTGGCCTCTTATGTTGATATACATGATTTACGAATTATTAAAATGATGGAAAAGAAAATGAAAACAATCATCAACGGTGACTGCATCGAAGTGATGAAAACCCTTGATGAAGGATCGGTTGATCTAATTGTAACCTCACCCCCATATGGTGTAGGTATCGATTATGACGTTCACGATGATGATATGACCCCCGAGGAATATTTAGACTTCACCCGAAAGTGGATGACCGAAGCCTTCAGACTCCTCAAGGATGACGGACGTATTGCACTGAACATCCCCTATGAGATCAACCGTCAAGATAAAGGTGGTAGAGTCTTCATCGTCAGTGAGATCTGGCAAGTGATGAAGGAGATTGGATATAAGTTCTTCGGGATCGTTGATTTGGAGGAAGAGTCTCCTCATAGAAGTCGTACCACAGCGTGGGGGAGTTGGATGTCACCATCGGCACCTTATATCTATAACCCAAAGGAATGTGTGATCTTGGCGTATAAGAAACACCACATCAAGAAAGTAAAAGGTGAACCTGAGTGGGTTGGTGAACTCGGTGAGAAAGAAGATAAGAACGGAGTCATGAAACCCAAAACTTTTTATACCGATGAACAAAAACGTGAGTTCATTGATTTGGTGTTTGGTCAGTGGAAATATTTTGCCGACACACGAAGTATGACCAAAGCAACCTTCTCTATGGATATTCCCACAAAGGCCATCAAAATCCTAACCTACAAGAACGATGTGGTTCTTGATCCATTCGCAGGTAGTGGTACTACATTGGTTGCTGCTGAGACATTGGACCGTCAGTGGATTGGTATTGAGTTATCACCTGATTACGCTGAAGTGGCTCGAAAACGAGTCAATACATTTGTCTTAGAAAAGAGACAACAAGTAATTGATATGTAGAATAAAACCCTCACCAAAAGTGGGGGATTTTTTTTCTTATCAGGGTATTTATAAAGATAATACTCTATTATGAAATTAATTATCTCAGAGAACCAATTGAACCGTGTGACTTCTTTGTTATCAGAACAGGAAAAAAGGAAAAATTTGTTCGAAGAAAAATACAATAGTCTGTCAGAGGAAAACAAAAAAGTTTTTGAAGAATTGTTTCAAGAATTTTATCCTGAGTCAAAAAAAATTGTATCAGAAGCCAAGTGGTGGAATGTAGTCGGTGATGTAGTTGGAATCTTTGATCCAACAGGTGTTGTTGATATTGTAAATGGATTGGATTATATCCGTCAGGGTGATACATTTTTTGGTATGTTGTCGATGATATCAGCAATCCCTTATGTGGGAGATGTTGTTGCCAAACCAATCTTGATGGCGGGAAAAGGATCCAAGTTAGTAAAAGGTGCGAACGCGGCAATCAAAACTGCAAAATCGGGGAACACCGCTAAAGCCGTTGCTGATTTGAACAAAATTGCAAACTCAAGTTCAGTGACTCGTAAATTATTTGGTGCTTACAGACAATGGGCACCCAAACTAAAGGCCATGATCGATAAGATACCTGGCGGAAAATTATCCGCACCACTTAAAAACACACTCAAAGATACCATTGATTTGTTTGGTAAAGTCGGTGGGGGAACACAAAAGGCGTCTGCAATGGTTCGTAGAGCAGCCATGAAACCAATGACTAAACAAGAAACCATCAATTTGGCGAGACAAGTAAAGAAAGCTGTTCAGCAAGATGCTCGTTTGTTCAGATCTTTTGGAGGAACAACAACGAAAGGATTGAAGGGGATTGCTAATTGGAAATTAGGTGGTGTTCCACGTCTATTTGGTAATCGTGCCGTAAGAAGTCTTATGGTAAGAACTAAATTTTGGGCTGGATTTTTAGATTACATCGGTGTTGCAAACTTCGTTGGTCCTGATGAAACCATCAATAAAATGGGTCAAGAGACTTTCGACCAAGCAATGAACGATTATTCACAAACTGCGGAAGGACAAAAGAATTGGAGAGACGATTTCTCCAACGTAGAAGAACCTCAAACACAACAACAAGAACCTCAACAAACTCAAACTAAACAAAAAACCACAACACAGGACATACTGAGTGATCTGTTGTTCGGGCCTTTAGAACCTTTAGTACCATGACAAATGATATTATTATAAATCTATTAGCAATGGAGAATCAGATGAGAATCTTCCATTGGCAGACTATGTCTTATGCTGAACATAAAGCTTTCGGTAAAATTTATGACAACCTTTCAGACCTCATTGATAACTTTGTAGAGGTTTGTATGGCAAAACATGGAAGACCTGATTTTGGTGGGGAATTCAATATCCCTCAATTTGATTACCAAGCCGTAAATGTAGATCAATATATCAACAGTATGATTGAATTTTTGATTTCTTTGGATAATGTATATCAAGAACCTTTGGATACCGATATTCTCAATATTCGTGATGAAATGTTAGCAGAGGTAAACAGACTAAAATATTTATTGACACTTAATTAAAAATGAAAAATTATAAAATCGATCCACAAGAAAGAGAAAGCATTTTGAAAATGCATATCCAAGCAACTAAAAGACAATATCTTTCAGAGCAATCAAATCAAGTACAAGGAACTCTGAAGGGTGCGGAAAGATCATCTATGATGTCGGCATATAAAGATTTGTTAGATAAAATCTCTGACGACAAACAAGCTTTTATAATAGCGAATACTGACGGCAATGTTACAGTGGGTGGAACTTCATCACAACTGAAAGGTAAGTTCTTCACACCATCAGACAATATCAAATTTGTTGGTAACGGTTCTTTGGTTGTTTATCCTAAAGGAATGGTTGATCAACAATTTATAATTCAACCCAAGAACGGTAAATTGGTTTTATTTGTAGGTGCGTAACATGAAAAAAATAATAAAAGAATCTGGTCTCAGGGATATCAAAGCACTTGCTGAAAGATATCCTAAGGCTAAAATTTATTTTCACCAAGACTTGGATGGTGTAACCACCGCTATTGCGATGAAAAAATATTTGGAGTCCAACGGTATTGAGGTTGTAGATAGTGAAATTATTCAATACGGTGATAAAGAATTTTCTGTGAAGAAAATGGATGCTCAAGGAGATATCATGCCAGTGTTAGTGGATTTTGCTCATGGTAAACCCATGTTTGTCATTCACACGGATCACCATGATAGACAAGCAGGTGCAGAAGAAACTGGTTCTACATCGTTCAGATCTTCAAGATCTAATGTGGAAACTATCTCACAGATAGTATCCCCTAAAGATCTATTTCCTGAAACTGATCTTCGTCTTATTTCAACTGTGGATTCTGCAGATTATGCCAAATATAATATCACACCAGAACAGGTGATGAATTATATTTTCAAACTTGATAAAGATAAATCAGCTCGTGAGAATAAATTTGCTCTTGGGTTGGTTTTGAATAAGTTGTTGTTGGCCTTCAAGAACAAACCTAAGTTCTTGGAAAATTTGGTAATGAACTCTCAACCATCTTTGTATTCAATTTTGGACCAGATCAAGTCTGAAATGAAAAAAAGAAATTTTGCTTCACCACAAGAGTTGAAGAAAAATCAGGAAGATTATGTTCAAAGAATGAAACATTCACCTGTGGTGCGTTATGACGATGGTATTATAGTACAATATGGTGGTGGTAACATGATGAAACCAGGTTCATACGATAGATATACACCATTCAAAAATAACCCTGAGGCAGATTTTTTGGTTATCGCTTGGCCTTTGGGTCTTCTACAAGCATCTTGTAACCCTTTCAAAAAAGAAAGAGAACTCAAGGGTGTAAACCTAGGAGATATTGCTCAAGAAGTATTATCAAAATGGGAAGATCAACTCAAAGGAAAGAAAGTACCTTTATCAACCATCAAATATATTTCAGAATCAAAGATAAATCCTGAATCAGTGGGTTTCACATTCAAAGATTTTAAAGCGATTTACGGTGATAAGGTAAAAGATCTTGATAACGGACAGAAAGTAATGAATCGTATTGAGTCTATTATGGACATACCTTACAAACAATTGTCTGAGAAAGAGTTCGAAATTCTTGACAGTATAACAGTTTCGGCGTGGGATATTATCCAAGCTAATTCAGGTGGTCACAAATGTATTACAAATGTGAGTGGTTTGAATTACTTAGGTAGAGCAGCACGTCCTGATGACGATCCGTACAGATACAATCCTGAAGCGGATGATGCTCCTTACATTAAATTTGTAAAGATGTTACAGAGAGAGTTTGTTGCGAAACTGAAAGAAAAGATTCAAGAATCAAAACAAACTTCGTAAGTTATTCTTTTCGATTTCTTTTTTAAGTTTTTCTACGTAGCTTGGATCTTCGGCATAACTCTGTCCCAACACGTATAGATATTCACTTTCACTTTTAGCACCACTGAGGTATCGTGTTTGGTAGAAAGCGTAGTCGTATACACTTTCTTTCCAAGTGTCATAATAGGCGTGATTATGTTGTGTGCCTGAAGCAGTATTCACACGAACGGTGGCTTGTTTCATTCCGAAAAGGTTATTGTTCTCCTTGAAGATACGAGACTTATATCCACCTGTTTCCAAACGAGCTTGAGCTAACACGATGTGAGGGAATCTCACATTCAAGTCATTCAACATAGTAACAAGTTTGTCTTGGCTAAAGTCATTACGATTGTTTATATCTATGATAAGAATCTCTTTTTCTAAATCACTGAGATTCTTGATTTGATCAATACGTCCGTAGAGGTAAGATGATAAACCGATGACCGAACCGAAGCCTATGACAAAGATTCCCAATTTCCAATAAGGGAAACGGATGAGGTCTAAATCTTTTTTGTAGTAATAGTAGATCTGTGGGAGTTTCATATCCCAAAGGTATGGTTTTTAAAATTGAAAATCAACTCGGTCTCCTATTCGGATTCCTTTTTTTCTACAGGTACCACCTGGGAGTTCTAATACCATTCCACCTTTACCTTGATAGTTTGGACAGTCGTCATCAACACATGGTGGACAATTTGGTGATAAATCCTCAATGACACCTTGACTAATAAAGAGAATATCTAATGGTACAATACAATTTTTCATCCAAAAACTTTGGATTGTATCCTCAGGCATTATAAATAACATCCCATCAAAACCATCAAAAGTTTTGAACATCATTCCTGTTCTTATCTTTTCAGGTGTGGAAACTACCTTACAATTAAAATTGTTATCGTTGATGGACAAATTCATATTCTTAGATAAATATAGTATATGAAGAAAGCTGCCGGAATTTTAGTCATTTCACAAGGAAAGTGTTTGTTATGTAAGAGAAACACAAGTGGAAGTTTACCTGGTGAGTGGAGCGTACCAGCAGGTAAAGTTGAAAAAGATGAATCCGTTTTAGATGCCGCTCGTAGAGAGTTCTATGAGGAGACTGATATGGAGATTCATACACCACTAACTTTTGTGGGGGTACTCAAAAGATATAACAGAGAAGGTACCAAAGTAAGAGGTATGATGTATTTGTTTAGAACAAAAATAGATCCAATGGTTCTTCCTGACTTAGAAAACGCAATTGATGGTGAAGAACATACAGAATGTGGATACTTTGAAAAAAATGAGTTACCTTTGCCCATGGGTAACACCTTCAGAAGTTTAATTTCAAAATATTTATAGTTATGTCCGACAATTCATATAAGTTCCTTTACTGGGACGAACCCGATTCCGATGAATCAGAAAGTAAAAACAATCCACCTAAAACATTCTCAGATAGTTTGGAGGATGATGAATAAAGGATAAGTCTCGGTATTTATTAACATGAAACTTTTACAATTCCTAAAGTATGTAATTACTGAACAAAATCAAGAAGATGATGTTGATATTACGTACGGTCAAAATATTGGTAGGATTTCTCCTTTTAACATCAGTCCGAGTGCAACTGCTGAGGCGATGAAGACCGCGTTGAAAAAATATGGAAAAGACTTTCAAAAAGTTGGTTCAAATAGAGATTTTACTCTTCCTGGTGTTGACCCTAATGAAGAATACAAACCTGAATCGGTAGAAAGATTTTTACAGTGGTATTCTGATGTAATAGCAAATCCTGATTCAGTTACCTTTAGAGGGAAGGCTTTTGAAGGTTTAATTGCGGGAATTTTCGACGGGATTGTAACTAATAATGAGACCTCGGATAAATCGGATAAAACAGATGTAAAAGTTGGTAATCAAAATATTTCCGTAAAATTTAGAGAAAAGTTTGACCCCAACAAATCTATGGATCTTGGTGGGGTTGCATCTGCGTTTGATAGATACTTCAAAGATGAGAATAATAGAAAAAAATTCCCAAATGTTGAATTTCCAAATAGAATAACTGCAGATAAATTAGGTCAATTCATTCGAAATTTATCGAACAACACAGATGTGGATTTACTGAAAAATACTTTGTTCACCATTCTTAATAATTCGCAAGCTTTTGGACCAATTAATTGGTTCATCTTTTCAACATTAGATAGTCGAAACGAAATCCGTGTCTATCAATATCGTCAAGAGGATATTATACGTCAAATAATTGATGAAATAATTAATGACAATGCAAAAATTTACGGGGGAATGTTAGGGGTTCAAAATTTGTCACAAGTTCCAACATCGATTTTTAGAATTAAATTTCCACAATATCTTAAAAATGTTCAAAGATATAGATATAATATAAAGAAAAATGAAAATAGGGGGGACTATAATGAAAGATTTGTTATTGTTGACCAAAATTCCGATGAGGTTGTTGGGATTGTCAAGAAAAAATACGAAGAAGGTGAACCCAATTATTATATTGAAAAATTAAACAAGTATGCAAATATAACGAAAGAAATGAAATTGGAGGCAATGAATGCTTACGTACTCAGAGATATAAATGGATTACAAAACAAACTTGAAGAATTAGAACAAGAAAGAGAACAAAAGAGTGGTAGTGGTAGTAGAGTACTAAAACAAGAAATTGACAAAAAAATTTCAACAATCAAAAACTTGTTGAACATACACAAACAAAAATCAGTTCAGTTAGGTAGAGAATTAGTGAATGAAAAAAATAAACTCTATGGAACAGGCGTTGAACAAGATTTACAAAATGTTTTTGGTTCTAGAGGTGAGACTATGTCGCCATTTATTTTACAACAAATACGTAAAAATCCGGATAGATTTTTTAGGTCATTCTTGAAAGTTTATAAGGAAAACCCCAAGAGAATGAATAATTTCGAAAAAATTTTCAATCAAATTAAACAAGAGTAGTTTTTTTGGTTTCATAGGTGATATTTATAATTTCACCAAAATAATTAATTTTTTTTGTGTAAGGGTATTGACGGATCAAAAATTCGTTGTATCTTTGAAGTCCAATCGAGGGTAAAACCTCAAACGTTCTTTATATCGCCAACGTTACCCCCCTAAAAGTAAGTTGGTTTTGTATTGGGTGGTTTAGCATCCATAAGATAACCCCAGTGATGGGACTAAAGGGGATGAAGGGAGTTTAGCGACTCTTGGATTCTCGCAGGAGTGATCCTGACGACTAAACAAAGTACCTACGGTGAAGACCCTGACGGCAAGTGCTGAGGGGAGGACACCACTTCGATTTCGTGGAGAGTCGGGGTTGAGATGGAGACATCAATAGGAAAAGGTACAGGTGACGGTTTGAGACATCCCGCCGGGTGTTGTAAAGCTGGGTA